ATTACCTCTCGGGTGTTGGATGCGTTTTTCAGCTACGAGGACTGGTTCGAGTGCAAGGGACGCTCGCCTAACGACGACGCAGCAGCCGAAAAAATGGAAGTCGTCCTGATGCAAATGCTCAAACAGGGCAAGTTTATTCAGGCGTTTGAGACAGTGGTAAGGAATATCACAATTTACGGCCACAGCGGCCTCAAGGTAGACTGGGACTGGGACTTTGACTGGGTGACGTATGCGCAGCCAGTTTACGCGACAGATGAGAACGGACAGCCAATTTTACAGCCAGTAGTTGACCCTCAGACCGGGATTCCCTCGATGCAACCAATCGTGCAAGGATATGTGCCTCAGAGGAAACCCGTCCCGCGCAATAGACCTAAGTTCATTCCGATTGATGTGTATGACTTGTTAGTAGACCCGGATGGGGGGATTGTTGCACATCTCACAGAGAAAACTCTCTCGCAAATGCGTCGCGAGCAGCAGGTCTCGATGATGATGGCTCAGCAAGACCCTAGCAAGAAGCCTCTTTACGACCCGAGTGCGTTCTCTCGGCTGGAGCAAAAGATTATGCTCGCCGAGCCTAAAGACCCCGATGGCGTGGTGGTTCGGCTGGCAGAGCTTTGGAATGAGTACGACCAGACCCAGACAGTTATCACCTTTGGTGAGGACAACGAGGCTCTAAGTTGGAAAGACCTTCGAGCGAGTTATCGCTCCTCAGGCTACAGTCCGTTTAAGCGTAAGGTATACGGCGGAGTACCAATCGCGCTCTATCACGGGGAAATCCCCTTCAACCACAAACGCGCCCCGATTTTGTTCACCAGCTTTATCAAGCTTCCCAACGAAGCCTACGGGCTGGGCGCAATCGAAATTATCTCCGACCTTAGCGAGAGCCTAAACAAGTTTGTCAACATGGTAGCGGACAACTGGAACCTAGGAATCAACCGCCGCTATGCCTATGACACCAACGCAGACATCGACCACGAAGCGTTAAATAGCTTCAACGTCCCCGGTGGCAAAGTGGCAGTCACTGGTGACCCAAGCAAAGTGGTCATGCCACTGCCGTTCTTCACCCCTCAGGCCAACGACTACCAAATCATGGACTTATATAAAGGCATGATTGAAATGACCTCGGGGGTTAGTGACTCCTATGCCAAAGCGGTGGGCAGACCAACAGGCAACAAAACTGCTACTGGCATCACCAGCGTTATGCAAGAATCCAACTTCAGGTTCAAGATGTTCATTCGTAACCTGGAGTTGGACATATTGCAGCCTCTCTTGTCCATGTGCGCCTCAATGGTGCAGCAGTATCTCAGCGACCAAGTAGAGGTTCAAATCACTGGCGACATGCCCGCCATCCGCAAGTGGATTACCCTTAGCCCAGAAGAACTCATCGGCACACTCGACTTTGACCTTATCGCAGCTAATTACGCTAGCAACCGTCTTGTTAGACAGCGCAATCTTTTGGCGTTGTTTAATCTGGCGGCTCAGAGTCCTTATCTCAACCAAGGTGAGGCTTTGAGAGAGCTGTTTAAGGCGTTTGAGGTGCGCAATACGAACAAGCTGCTCTATACCGACCAGCAGGTTCAAGCGATGCAGGCAGCTCAAATGCAAGAACAGCTAATGATGCTGGCTGCTGAGCAGCAAATTACTGGTGGCAACCCTCACGAGACCAAGTGGAAATACACCACAGGCCACAAGGGCAAGAAGGGCAAAGATGGCAAGGAAACTGGCGGACGCCCCCCGCAGATGCAGTTTGAGGGAAAGATTCCCGGTGCTAACGGCCAAAGCCACATCCGAGAACTCTCTCAGGGAATGGGCGCTAACGCACTGGGCCTTGAAGGCATCGGTCAGATTGCAGGCGAGGAATAATGTTTAGTTGGCTAAAGAAGCTGTTTACACGAGTCGAGCATCGAGTTGTTGAGGTTGAGAAAGGTACGCGTCTTCCGGAGCTAACCACCGAAGTCAAAGAAAGCCTCAAGAGTCTCCAGTATCACCCAGGGTTTCAGTATCTCCAAGCCAAACTTCGACTCGAACGCGCCACTCTTCAGCGCTATCTCCACGAGGGCTTCACCCTAACTGAGGGTCAACTCCATCACCTCCAAGGCGGTATCCACTACCTCGGCTATCTCGAAAGCGAACTCGCCAAGCACCTTAAAGCCGACATCCGCACAGTCCGCACCGCCACCTCCAACGAGGTCGAGCACCTAGACAAGTTTATCTCCAACCTTGAGACAGTCGGAGACGAAAGCTAACATCTCCAGCCCACAAGGCTGCATATCATCCCACAAGGATAACCAATGCCCAACGACCAAAATGCCCCCGTGTTCGCAGGCCAGAACTACGTAGATATGGCCTCTGCACCCGGTGGCGACGTGAACTTCGATGACCTGTTCCCAATCGAAGACGGTAATCAGCCAGCGCCACAAGCTGCTGGAACGGAACAACCCCCCGCGAGTCAGCCACAAGCTCCTGTTGTGGAGGAAGACTTCCTTAAAGCTGGAAGTTCCATCTACAAGACCCGCGAGGAAGCTGCTCGTGGTATTGAACACAAAGACGCCACGATTGAACGCCTACGACAGTTTGCCATCCAGCAAACTGGCTATGACCCCCTCGCCGAGCGGCAGGTGACCCAGCCACAAGCTACTCACCAGCAGCCCCCGACCCAGCAGCAAGGGTCGCAGTTTCAATACCTCGGCAATGGAAAGAGATACTACGAGGACTTAAGTGCAGCAGTATCCAAAGGAGACATGGACAGATATGAGCAGATTCAACGCACATATAACTCCGAAGTTCTCCAGTCCGCTATCGGCCCGGCAGCTCCGCTGCTTGGGGAGGTAGCCCGCCAACGCGCAGTCCGAGAAGTTGCCAAACAAATCCCTGAGTTTCAGCAATTTGTTGACAGCGACGGATACCGCGAGGTGTTGGATAGAATGCCAATCTTGAAGAACGCCATTCAAATGGCAGAAAACGACTTCAACATGGCACCTAAACTGTCTGAACTCTATCAACTCACGTATCTCGCCCATGCGGGTTCTAGGCGCAATGGGACACAGGCTCCGCCTGTGACTCAAGTTCCAACCACCCCCGCTGCGCGCCCAACTACAACTCCATCGACAATGACCCCTCCGTCTTCGAGTACAACCTCTGTTAACACGCCTGACTGGGCTCGCAATAGCGAAGTCCGCAAGCAACTTATCAAGGACTCTGAGACCCGGGGAGTGCTCGATATTAAGTTCTAGTCACCCGCCGCAGCAAGGGGGCCAAACCCTATGACCAAAGGACACAATTCGATGTTTAATAAGCTATTCCAGTTGATGTGCCTTGTCTTCGGTTTCGGCCCGGATGTTGTCACCGTCACCTCGGGGTCGGCAGGAAATGCAGGTAGCACTGCTGCTGAACTGATTACCTACATGTCTGCCCGCCTTTTGGAAGTTGCAGAGCTTTCGACCATTCTTGACCAGTTTGGCGATAAGCACCCTCTGCCGAGCAATTCGTCTAAGACGATTCGCTTCGTGCGCGAGGAAAAGCTCTCTGTTGCTTCGTCCCCGACTCAGTTGACGGAAGGCATTCCGCCCGATGCTGTGGGCATCACCCTTAACCAAGTTGAAGCTACCATTGAGCAGTATGGCTCGGTTGTCAGATTGTCTGACCTTGCCGAGTTGACTGCTCGTCACAATATCATCGAGCGTACGTTGTATATTCTCGGCTTGCAGTCTGCCGAAACCTACGACCAGCTCGTGTTTAACGTGATGGATGCCGCAACCAACAACTACCGCCCCAATAGCCGCGCAGGTGACACGAGCCTTATCGGCTCTGACCTTGTGAGCTATGCTGACCTTGTGGAGCTGGATGCAGTTCTGCAGGACGCTGGTGGTCGGCCATTCGAGAGCGGCGAGTATGTTTTCGTCACCTGCCCGCAGGTGTACGCTGGACTGCTCAAAGACCCGGATTGGAAGGCTTCCAACCAGCTGGCTGCGCCGGACAAAATCTGGCGAGGCGAGGTGGGTACGCTCGGTGGGTTCCGTGTTGTTCGCACGAACTCCCCGGCGTTTGCGGCAACCGCTCAGGCTGGCTCCGGTCAGTCTAGCAAGGTGTTTAGCTCGTTTGCGATTGCAAGGTTTGCATATCAGATTACTGACCTTCAGAACCTCCGCGTTTACGTGGTGGCTCCGGGTGGTCAGACTGACCCCTTGCAGCAGAGTCGTAAACTGGGCTGGAAGTTTGCCTTC